GCGCGGCTCGCTCGCCGAGAAATACGAGCCGCTCACCGAGCCAGGGCTGACGCTGCCCCCGTCGGTGCTCGTCCGCATCGAACAGACGACGGGGTTTGGCTCTGTCAAGGATCCCTACGTGCTCCTCGACGCGATCGAGCGGCTCGCCGCGATCTCCATCGGCACCATCCAGATCGACTTCACCCCAGGACAGCTGGAGGAGATCACGCACCGCGCCGGCAAGCGTGGGCGGACGGTCGAGCAGGAGCTACGGGCGGCGGTTGATCGGGTGAAGGACGAGATTTTCCACCGAGGCGCCTGATGCCCCCTCGACCTGTAGAGCGTACGGCGGAACAGATCGCCTTGGCAGCTCAGCAGCGGCGCGAACGAGATCGTGCCAACTGTCGGCGACACTACTGGAAGGATCACGAACGTACTCTTCAGAGGAAGCGTGCCGCTAGGGAGTTGAACAAATCTCACATTCTCGATCTTGGGCGCGCAGCCTATGCTCGTAGAAAGGTCACAGCGGTTGAATCGTATCAGCGTAGGCTGGAGCGACAGCGGACGCTACGACAGGAACGCAAGGATCGCTGCTATGCCGCGTACGGTGGGTATATCTGTCGCTGTTGTGGAGTGACAGAACCGATCTTCCTCTCGCTTGATCACATCGCCGACGATGGAGCGTCTCATCGACGCGAGATTGGTACTGGAGCCCATGAGCTGTACCGTTGGCTGATCAAGCATAATTTCCCTCTTGGGTTTCAGGTGCTCTGCCACAACTGCAACTGGGCAAAGGCGTGTGGAGGCTGTCCCCATCAAGTACGCTTAGACGACGAAGTCGAGAGGATGGTCGTGTGAGTCTCCATGACTTCTACTGTCCGCGGTGTGGGCAGGTGCTTGTTGACATCCACGTACCTGTCGAGATCGGTGCGACGGCTGGCGCCCCTGAGCATTGTGGCGCCAAGACCAGTTGGATACCTGCAACCCGTGCGATGGATATTGGCGGCGCCAAGACCGCCGGCTTCCGCGGCTTCCACACCACCGATGGACGTGGCCACCCGGTCCACATCGACTCGCTGCATAAAATGCGACAGGTCGAGCGCGAAGCCGAGCAAGCCTACCGCAACGGTGAAGGCCAGCCGATGGTGTTCCGCCGCTGGGCTCAGGACGGATCGAACCGTGATCAGCCCACGTTGTCAAAATCCTACAACCCGGCGGACGCCCCCACCGACGAGGGCAAGCGCAAGTTCGGCCGGCAAGGCTCCTTCAGCGCACCTGTCGACGAGCCCGACGCCCCGTTCGGTCCTGGTGTGCATGAGGGGAATACGTCGGCACTCCCACCGGAGGTGTCCTGATGGAAGCGGTTGCCCCGTTTGTCGAGTACCAAGGCTCGCGCGAGGTGATCTTTGGCAGAGATCAGCCCGAGTACACCCCGCTGCCGGCGCTCATCTTCGACGACAACAAGATCCTGATCGAGTGGACGTTCACCACCGAGGAGCGTGAGGCGATCGCGCGTGGGGAGAATCTTCGCCACTGGATCTGGAAGAGCGTGGTGTGTTCCACCTGTGGCGCGCCTCGCCACTTCGAGCCGGTCATGTTAGAAGTGGCCCACGATCATCATGGCTGAGTTGAAGCGCTGTAACGACTGCGGTGAGGAGAAGCCCCTCGACCAGTTCTACCTGAAGACACCAAAGACGTACCGCCGTCCGCCGCGGTACGACGGCTTCTGTAAATCGTGTCGGAACGATCGTACACAGGAGTACCAATCGCGGCCTGAGAACGTCGTCAAGGTTGCTGAGTACAAACAGCGACACTACCATCGGGTGGGCAAGTTCGCCATCCGCGATCGATCGTACCGAAAGTTCAACGCGAACCAGGCCGCGTACGATCTCCAATTCCACTCGCAGCACGAACGCTGTGCGATCTGCCTACGAGCTGTCGCCGAGGGTGAGGATCGGTTCGCCTTCGATCACGATCATGCGAGTGGGCTAGCACGCGGGGTGCTGTGCCCGTCGTGTAACGGTGCGCTCGGATCACTGAGAGATCGGCGCGATCTGCTCCTCGCCGCAATCCGCTATCTCGAATATTGGGAGCGTCAGCACACGCTCGTGAGTGGCACAAATGGAATTTAGCCCATCGGGCGTCATCGATCTCCCAGCGACGACGGCTGAGTCCTTGGAGCGTGGCGATCAGCGCGTCGTCGCCTGGCTCCGCGAGTGGATCCAGGAAGGCGACCTGATCAATCGCTCGGACCCCTCCTACGATTCGATCGAGCGCGCGCAGCACTACATCGTGGGGGAGCAGCTCTCCTCCGACCAGCGCAAGCTGAAGTATCTCCCCCAGGTGATCATCAACGAGTCGCGCAAGGCGATGCAGGCCCATGTGAGCGCGCTGACCGACTTCAAGCCAGTCGTGGGCTGGAAGGGCAATCCGGAGTTCCTCGTCCAGGCGAACCTGCTCAACCAGTACGCCATGTCGGAGTGGATCACCGGGATGCTCGACCTCGACCTCGGCGACTGTGTCAAATACTCGCTCGCCGCCGGGACAGGTGATCTGGTGGTGGACTGGGATCCGCACGCGCCGCTCGGGGGGGCGCACCAGCTCTCCGCGCGCGACCCGAGAGACACCTTGCCGCTGCGTCCGTCACTCGCGCGCTCACCTCAATTTTGGGAAGGCGTCTGCCTGCGCGAGGAGCACACCGTGAATGTGCTGCGGGGGATGTACCCGCTCAAGGCGCACCTGTTCAAGCCCAGCTCGGACACCGCGCTCGGCAAGATCATGGGCCGCTTCCGCACCGGGCTCAGTCGCCTCCTGACTCCAGCCGATCCGCTCGATCAGATCGCCGCTGGCACCGCCGCGACCGCCCGCCGCTCCCGCCGGGGGACGGTGGTACTGTACAGAGCCTACTTCAAGGATCGCACGCGCAATCTGACCGATCAGACCTTCACCCTCGGTACGCCCGGCAGCAACTGGGCGACCGTGATCAAGCCGAGCGAGCCGCTCTACCCTCGTGGCCGCCTCGTGGTCGCCACCGACGACGCGATCATCTACGACGGGCCGAACACCTACTGGCATGGGCTGTTCCCGGTCGCGCGCCTCAAGCTCTGGGCGGTCCCCTGGCAGTTCCTCGGGATCCCCCTCTTTAACGATCTCCTCCCCGTGCAGGACGCGATCAACGAAACCGCGCACGACATCCGGCTCGGGATCAAGCAGTGGGTCGACCCCGACGTCACCTACAATCGCAACGCGGTGAGCGAAGCCACCATGCGACTGATGGATCCGCGCCGCCCTGGCAAGCGGGTCAAAACCATGCCCGGCTTTGGTGATCCGTGGAAGAAGGAGGACGGCCCGAACCCGCAGATCCTCTCGATGGCGCTGCAGCTCTGGGACAAGCTCACGCTCAAGTTTGAGGGGCTCGCCGGCACCGCCAATCTCCAGGCGCTCCTGCAGCTGCGGCAGCTCCCCAGCGCGGACACGATCCAGAAGTACTACGAAGCCCTGACCCCCGAGATCCGCCAGGAGGCGCGTCAGGTCGAATCCTTCCTGCGCGACTTCGCGGAGATGATCAAGGTCAACTACTTCCAGTTTCTCTCGACCGCCAAACGCGTGCAGGTGCTGGGTCAAGGGGGGGTCACCCTGAACGACTTCGACTTCGATCCCAACACGCTCGTGCCGGCGCTCGCCCCCGGCGCTCCCGGCTACACCCCTGAGCTGGACATCACCCTCACCACGCGCGATGAGCGCGCGAGGTACTTCCACAAGCATCTGGTGTTCGTGGTCGCGCCGAACTCGGTCCTGGCGATCAACGCCCAGGAGAAAAAAATGATGACCCTGCAGCTCTCGCGGCAGGGGTATGTCGACTTCTGGACGCTGCATGAGGTACTGGAGACACCAAATGTCGGCGCCCCGCCCGCGATGCCGCTCCCGCCACTCGAACCGCCGCCTGAAACCGTGATGCAGGGGATGCTGCAGCAAATGACCCAACCAGGGGTGACGGCCGCCGTGATGGCGGGCTCGATGGTCCCACCGCAGTTCACCGATCCCGGCACCGGGCGCACCTTCGTCCTCGATCCGCAACAAGGGATGCTGCTCGAAATCCGCATCCCCACCACGATCACCGAGCGTCTCCAAGCCCAGCAGGCGCTCGGCATCGGCCAGACCGCGTCGCCCGCTGGACGGAAGGCATCCGGTCAGGCACCGCCCCAGGTCGAGGAGAAGGATGGCGGGAGCCGATCGACCGTCACCGAGTCGGACAAGTGACCCTGTCCACCGAGACCGATCAAGCGCTTGATCGGATCGTGCATCGCACCGAGGGCTTCGCCGCCGTCCTCGACGCGATCCACCGGCGCCAGCACACCGGCACGGTGATCCTGCACTGTGTGAACGGTGTCCCGAAGGTGGTCGAGTTCCCTGGTGTACAGATTCGGCTGCTCCACGGGGATCTTGACAAACCTGACAAACTGACCGACGCTGTCTGAGCACACGCCGTCCGTACTGACGCGATCCGGTTGAGCGGGGGCTCGACACGGGTCCACCGTCCACGGGGCCAATCTCCACCGCACTGTGCGTGGAGTTGGCCCCTTTTTCGTGTTGGCTGAGGGTGAGCATGTCGTGGTCGCGTTCGATCAAATCCGCGCTCGGGCTCATCGACTCGCCTCCGGGTGACGTCCAACTGCCGAATGAATCCGGCAAGCGCGATCCGAAACTCCCACCGGCGAGCACGCGCACGTCGCTGAAGGAAGGCTGGGCCAGTCTCAAGGCGAAGGGGCTCGTCGGGAAAAAGAAGACCCCCTCGACGGACAAATCGCTCACGTCGACACGATCCGCGAGCAAGCGGTAGGCGGGGGAGGAGGATCGCATGGGACTGTTCGGAGCCATCGGGGGCGCGATCAAGAAAGTCGGCGGCGGGGTACATAGTGCGGTGAAGAAAGTCGGCGGCGGGGCCACGCGCGCGATCGGCGGCGCGGTCAAGGGGACCGGGCGTACGGTCGGCAAAGCCTTTGGGCGGGGCGGGAAATCCGCCGCGACTCCAGCGGGAGGGGTGGTCGGCGCAGCTCCGGCGATCACCACTGGACCGAGTCGCGGGGGCGGGCTCACCGCGATGCGCGATCGGCTGAAGGCGCGCACGCTGACCGGCGGCCGGGGGATGACCGGCGGCCGAGGGATGATGCGCTGATGGCGTGCAGCCCCTCCTCGACACGCCCAGCCACCTCGAAGGACTGGGACACCTACGGCGAGCGCGGCACGCACGCGATCGCCACCACGCGCACGCGCAAGAGTAAGAAGGCGTTCCAGCGCAAGCGGAGCGCGAAGACGTCAACCTCGTTCGCCCATCGGCAGCTGATGCAGGGAGGGCGCTGATGTGTGGATCGCCTGTCTCGACCGCCTCTGACAAGAAGCGCGAGCAGCAGTGGCGTGCGGAGTCCGACTGCCGCACGCTCCAGGACGCCGACGAGATCAAGCGCGATCCCAGCCGGCACAGGCTCGCCAAGCGTGAGGCGACGAAAAAGCTGACCAGCTACCGTCGGATCGCCGGAGTGAGTCGCTGATGCCTGCGTCGCCCTCGTCGATCCCGCGTGCGAACCGCTATCTCGTCATTCCCTCGCGCACCAAAAAACTCCAGACCCCTGCGTTGAACGTGCGCGTGATCACGCGCGACCGTCCCGCGCGCCGATCCCTTCGAGGGAAACGCTGATGGCGTTTCCGCCTCGCTCGCCTGACACGTCACAGCTCGATGGCCCGCCCCCCTCCCCCACCGCGATGGGCGACGTCTCGGCCGGTGGCCCGCAAGGGGTCCGCGGACTGGTGCCAGGCGCCGCCGGGGTACCAATGGGGGCGATGCCGCCGGAGATGCTCCGCGGCGTCATGCAAACGGGCGAAACAATCGACAGCTCGATCAAAGCCGTCGCGCAGCTCGCCCCCTCGAAAGGCGCGCAGCTCGCGCTGATCCAGTCGCTGCTCCAGCAAGTCTTCGCAGAGATCGTCGCCGAAGCGCAGGGCAACGCGGGTGCCACGATTGCCCCTACGTCCACCGGCCCGGCCCCGCCGATGGGAGGCATCGATCGAGGAGTCACCGGGCCAGGGAGTATCTAGTTGAGAAGGTACTGGCACTGAGCATCCCTCAGTAGGTACTGGCTCTCGACGAGGAGATCGATTATGTGGAAGCGTCTACCGTTTGTCGGTGCCTGCGGTCACCTGATCGCGGGTGTGTACTTCGATGCGTTCTCGGACGGCAACACGTTCCTCGCTGGCGTGCTGGCGAAATTGCCCGAGGCAGTTCGCGCACAGGTCAAGGACGTGTTCGACAAGCCCGACGCGAAGGACGCGGTGACCCTCCTCGGGGACAGCGTACTGGCTCGCGCGGACTACTCGAAGAACATGGACACGCTCAAAACCGATCGGGAGAAGCTCCAGACGCAGTTCAACGAGCTGAACACCTGGTACGCGAACAACCAGGCGGCGCTGAAGGAGTACCCGACGCTCAAGGCCGAATACGATCGCCTGAAGGCGGGCGACCCGGACCCGGATCCTGATCCCGACAAGGACAAGTCTCGGCACAAGGATCAGCCCGACATCCGCACCGTCGCGCTGGACGTGATCAACAACGCCGCGCCCGAGTACATCGCCGTCAGCGCGTTCCTGGCGATGAAAACCGACGCCCATCGCGCGATGTTCGGGGAGCCC